AAAGATACTTTGATCCTAAAGAAAGAGATGAGTCTTATGTGAGAAAAGTAGATGATGCTTTCGCTAGATTGTATCGTGGATAAGTTAATAGTAGAAAAAACTACACCTGAACATTGTTTTGATCTTGCCCCTAGACTAAAAGCTATTGATAGATATGAATTAGCTTTATGGGGGCTTGATCCTCTTCTTGCATTATTGCAACCATTTAGATTTAAAAGACGAAAAAATATACATTCATTCACAATATTAACAGAATCTAAACATGAAGTAGTCGCTATTTTTGGTGCAGTATCAACAAAACATAACTATAAAATCGGCACAATTTGGTTCTTAGCATCAGATTTATTAGATAAACACTATGCTTATTTTCTTAAAAGGAATAAGAAATGGCTACATTACCTAGAAGAAAACTATGATTATCTTTGTAATTATATAACTGAAGAGCATCAAACAAGTATAAGATGGTTAAAATGGCAAGGGTTTGAATTTTCTAAACCTATGCTTGTAAAAAATGTAAAAGTGTTGTATTTCTATAAACGATTACATAATGTAGTCAAAAATGGGATGCAACCTATTTTGAATGAAATCGGCCCAACTTGGAAAACCGAGTTAAGTCAAAAAAGATAATTGCTTAAATAACAACAACAACGACAAAAAGGAGGCAACATGAGTACATCTATTTCAACTGCCTTTATTAAGCAGTTTGAGTCTGAAGTTCATATGGCTTATCAGCGTATGGGTTCAAAACTGCGTAATACTGTAAGGCAAGTAAATAATGTAAAAGGTAGCCAAGCGAGATTCCAAAAAGTCGGTACTGGTACTGCTGTGTCTAAAGCTAGACATGCACAAGTTCCTACTATGGACATCTCTCACTCAACTGTTGATGTTACTCTTTCAGACTTCTATGCGGCAGACTATGTTGACCGATTAGATGAATTGAAAACTAACATTGACGAAAGACAAGTCCTATCTCAATCTGCGGCGGCGGCTTTAGGTAGAAAAACTGACCAGACTATCATTGATGTATTAGATGCTGGAACAAACTCAAACAATGTAGCACATGGTTCTGCTGGATTAACTCTAGCAAAAGCATTTACAGTGTATGAAGCATTTGGTTCAGGAGATATACCTGATGATGGCCAAAGATACTTTGTAGTATCTTCTGCTGGTTGGGCTGATTTATTACAATTAGATCAGTTTTCTAGAGCCGAGTATGTAGGGGAAGCACAACTTCCTTATGCAGGTGGCTTAACAGCTAAGAGATGGCTAGGCTTTATGTGGTTTACACATTCAGGTCTATCAATTTCAGGAACAACTAGAGAGTGCCATGCTTATCACAGATCAGCATTAGGTACTGCTATGGGTTCTGAAATTAGAACTGAAGTAAATTACATTCCTGAAAAAGTCAGTAACTTAATCACATCTTATATGAGTCTAGGTTCAACTATGATTGATAATAATGGTGCGATCAAAGTACAAATAACAGAATAGGAGATAACTATGGCATTAGTAAAAAGTGATCTAAAAAAGGTTGCAGGTGGTGCAAATAGTATATTCTACTATACTACTACTGACGCAACAGGTACAAGTTCAGGTCAAACTGGATCGAGTGGTTACTTCAATGATGCTACAAATGAGTTAAAACAAAATGACATCATTTTTGTAGTAGCATCAACTGGAGGAACAAGGACTATTGATATGCATGTAGTAAGTTCCGCAACTGGAGCGGCTACTGTAACAACTATCATTGGTTAATTGGTACTTTAAACAAATGATGTGGGGGGATATTTACATTCCCCCATATCTAGTATAAGAATTAAATATGGCTGACAGTAAATTTGATATATGCAATAAAGCAATGGTATTAGTAGGTGCTAATACAATCTCAAGTTTTACTCAAAATACAACAGAATCAAAAGTAGCAAGTCAGCTTTACGAATCAACATTAGAAAATTTAATCACAAGATGTAGATGGAGATTTGCAAGTAAACAATCTCAATTAAGTAAAAATACAACTAACCCTGATGCAAGATATGAATCTTCATATGCTTTACCAAATGATGCATTAGTTATCCACACAGTTACAGTAGGAGATGATGTTATTAAGTATGATAGATATGGACAAAATTTATTTACAGACACTACATCTAGTGATACAGTTATTGCAGATTACACTTTCCAACCTAGTGAGAGTGATTTTCCTCCATACTTCAAACAGACGCTAGTTTTCGAACTGGCGTCTTTATTTGCAGGAGCAATAGCAAGAAACGATCAGTTATCTGAACTCTATCACAAAAGAGCAATAGCCCAATTAGCAATAGCTAAAGGTATAGATGCACAAGCACAAACTACAAGAAGAATGGATGTAGATAGATTTAGAAATAATAGAAACCGAACTGCATTAAGTAATATAACAGCAGTAGCACCATAGGATGAACAATGGCAAGACAAAGGGTTCATCAAGCTAGTTTTTTAAGAGGAGAACTTGATCCAAAAATATTATCTCGTGTTGATCTAGCGGCTTATGGTCAAGGATTAAAGAAAGCAAGAAATGTAATACCAGTTAATCAAGGTGGTATAGAAAGAAGAAGTGGTACTGTATATAGAGCAGACTTAGGTGCTGTTTCAAGAATAGAACCATTTATATTTAATGAATCACAAGAATATATATTTGCTTTTCAAAACCAAGCATTAAAAATTTATTCTACTAATGGTACTTTAGTAGCAACATTATCATCATGCCCTTGGGTTACTTCAGAGTTATTTGAAATGAACTATACTCAATCAGGAGATAACATGATTATAGTACATGAAAACTTTGTACCACAAGTTATTACTAGAGTAGGAGCAACTACATTTACAAGAACTGCATTTGGTTTTGAACAAAGTCAAAATGGAGCAGACACATTTCAACCATATTTTAAATTTGCAGATGATAGTATTACATTAGATATAGATACTGCAACAGCAGGAACAGGTGTTACTGTTACAGCATCTTCTGCATATTTTACTTCATCATATGTAGGTATGAAGTTAAGGTATCATGGATCAGAACTTACTATTACTGGATATACATCATCTACTGTAGTTACAGCTACATTAGAAAAAGATGTTGAAATAGTTTTAGATGAAGATCCATTTGCAACTTCACAAGGATCAGGAGTAGTTAATGTAACTCATGTACAACATGGTTTTACTACAGGTGCTAGTATAGTTATAGCTGGAGCAGAAGATATATTTGATCCTGATGGTAATGGTTTAGCGGCAAGTAATATGAATGGTACAAGAACTATTACAGTTATAGATGATAATCATTATGAGTTTACAGCAGGTTCTAGTGATACTGCAACTGAATCAGTAGATGGTGGAGGTGTAAGAGTTACAATATCAGGACATCCACCTACTACAGTATGGGATGAACAAGTATTTAGTGCAGTAAATGGTTTTCCAAGAACAGCTACATTTCATGAACAAAGATTATTTTTTGGTGGAGTAACAGCTTTACCTGATGGAATACAAGCTAGTAAGGTAGCAGACTTTTTTAATTTTGATGTAGGAGAAGCGGCAGATGCAGATTCAGTACAAATACAAATAGCATCAGATCAAGTAAATGAAATTAGACATTTAACATCATCTAAAACATTAGAAATATTTACAAGTACAGGAGAGTTTTATCTTAAACCACAAGTATCAAAACCTATTACACCAACTGATATACAAATTATTAGACAATCAAGTTTAGGTGTACAAGTTAAAGCTATGCCAAAAAGATTTGATGGTGCAACTATATTTATACAAAATAATGGAAAAACAGTAAGAGAGTTTTTCTACAATAGTGGTGCAGAGGAATTTACTGCTAATAGTATTTCTTTGCTTAGCTCCCACCTAATAGATACACCTACTGATTCCGCAACTATTACATCTATAGGAGAAAGAACAGAACAGTTTTTTTTCTTAGTTAATAGTGATGGAACAATAGGTGTATTTACTTCTCAAAGAGCAGAGAAGATAGCAGGATGGGTGTTATGGAGTACAGATGGAACATATGAATCTGTTGCTTGTACAACTGGTAACATTTATGCAGTAGTAAAAAGAAATATAAATGGAAGTGATGTTTATAATTTAGAACAATTTTCTAATACATCCTTTGATGTACCTACAGATTGCACAGTAACTAAAACTATATCAGGAAGTTATCAACCACATGGAACACCATTAGTTAATGGTGCTATATCTTCTTCTACAACTTTTATAGCTGATGGATTTACAAATGCTCCAAGTCAAGGAGAAACATTCCAATTTGGAGGATCAGGTACAACCTATACGATACAGTCTGCAACTGCTACTGGAAATTCAGGAGAATACACTATCGTTATAAGTGCATCAGTATCTCAAGCAGATAATACTGCATTACAATTTGTTACTAGCAAAGTATTCTCAGGTCTTAACTCAGCACCTAATCTTGTAGGAAAAACAGTCCATGCAACAGCAGGATCAACAGAGGGTGGTAATATATTTTATTATGGAGATGGCACAGTAGATTCAAATGGAAATGTAACTTTTGATACACCTATTAGTGCTTGTGATATAGGATTATTATATAGCCCAACAGTACATACTTTACCAATAGATGCGACTATTCAGGGTGGACAACTTACTGGTCATCCTAGAAAAATAGGTAAAGCTGTAGTAGAGTTATCTTCAACTTATAATATACAAATTAATTCTAATGATGTAATTCTAACAACAGTATCGTTAAATACATCTAGCGGTATAGAAAGTTTTACAGGTAAGAAAGAGGTATATGTGTTAGGTTATAGTTTAGAACCAAATTTAGAAATAAGTCAATC